AGCTTCATGTTTTCCTGCTTACGCCATTGAAACACTCTTTGGCGGCTTACGTTCATTAAAGTTGCCAGGCGGCTAGAATTGATGTTGTTTAGCTCCTGGGCGGTTATTAAGCACTGTCCTGCATTAGTCATAATCAGTATTCCTGTGTTATCCTTGGGACGCAGGGCTGTTCCCCCGGTCCTGCATTCTCCTATGGTAGTTTGCCCCCTGAAAGCACTTGTGCCGTAAGGGGGCTTTTTTACCTAGAACGGGATGTCTTCATCGAGCTGTTCAATGCTCATATCGGCCTGCTTTGCAGGTGCTGCCGCCTGGCCGTCAGTGTAAATCACCTTCACATTACCCAAGATTGGCGTCTGAACCTTAGCGTCGCGCTCTTCTTTGGTGACCGATTGAGATATAAATCCATTGTTCTCGTACTGGTCTTGCTGATCGGTATCTACAAAGGTAGTCAGGTCCAAGTACGTCCCCTTGGCGCCCTTGTACAGTCGTGACTTGTCAATCTTGGTAACATCGATTCGTACAGATAATCCTACTTTCATTTTAACTTCTCCACTTGGTTTAAAATTTCCGCTACGGCCTTATCGACCTCGGCAGACAGTTTTGCGATATAGTCATCATCGCGTTCTACACGCACTAGAACGTGCGGCATTTCTGGATGGTAGGCAAAAAAGTCCCACCAATCACGTTTAGTTATCCACATACAGCCTTGGATTTGCTGCCAGTATTTCTTAACACCGACCTGCGGGTCTCTGAGATAGCTGACCATAGTCTTAGGAGCAGGCGCTTTTATTTCTAAGCCGCCCTCTTCTTTGATCAAACCGTCAGGCGAGCAGCCAAACTCCCAGCTAGTGTCGAGAATAAAGCCAGTCTCGATTACATCATTGCCAGAGATAAACTCGTATGACTCCCTGGCTTCTGGCTCTAATGCAGTGCCACGCTCCATCCACTCAGTAACATGGAAGGGCTCAGAGTGCCCTGTAAGGCGTTCTGCGATCAATTCATTGATGTACCCATCAGCAGAGGTGCTAGGCTTCCCAGTCTGAGTAATTAGCTTGGAAAACATGCTAGCGGATGGCTTGCCCAGTCTTGCAGCAAGCCACTCTGGTGAACCCTGCTCATGGTCCAGGATGATCACTTCTTAGCCTCTAGCGCGGCAACAGCGCGGTCATAGTGCATAGCCAGTATCTGATCAACAGAGCGAACCTTCAGCCACTTGCAAAACTTCTCGCTGTCGGCACCAGTCTCATCAAGTAATTTCTTGATGGCTATGATCTGATCGTCAGAGACAACCTTCTTATCATCACCCCGTAGCATTGCAGATTCTGCATCATCGTCTGCAGTTGGGATGCCAGCGATAGACTGCAGGGCGTACCGTCTTGCGTAGGTGATAGCTGAACCTGAAGCCTGGGGGTCTTTCTTAACAGTCGGCAGGGTGTATTCCATCTCTAGCCACTGACCAGATATGTGCATAAGGCGCGTAGATACGCCAACACCGTTTTCATTGCTTACAGGGAACTGGGTATAGCTTAGGCCGTTATCAGCAAAGGGCTGCTTGATCGCCTTAATGACCGACGTTAGATCGGCATAGCTTGACTTGAAGAAAGGGTTGGCGCTGTCTTTAACAGCACCCCCCATCTGAGATTGTGCAGCACATAGTGCGCTGGCTAGCTCGTTAATTGATTCACTTGATTTCATTGTTGACCTCCTACAGTCATTTCGCTATTAGCAGTTTCACATTGCTCTAAAGCATATTGGTCAGCGTAACCCCAATAATATTCTGGATTTTCTACATCCCTTACAGGATGATTATGCAGAGCATCGTACTCACCTTGCTCATAATAACTTAGATCATTAACATCCATAATTGCCTCCTACAGCAAATGCCCCCGAAGGGGCGGTTAAATTATTTCCAGCTTTCTTCTTCTTTCTTTTCCATCAGCACTTCTACTGCATCTTTCCTGCATGATTTGCGATCTTCGTAAAACCCCGACTCGATAAGCTGCCCTGCCCACTTATGCTCTGCCCAGAAGTAACCAACGCTGTCTTTAGTGATGCTGATGTCTGATGTTTTCCAGTAGTTAGTCATTTTGTTGCCCTTTCTTTATTGATTGAGGTGCTATTGTAAAGCTTTACGACTACTCCGTCAACACTTTCAGTAACAAACAGGCAAAAAAAAGCCCCGCACTAGGCAGGGCATGTTCTATGTGGAACCTCAGTATGACCAGATAACAGGCATGGAGTCCCTTATGTCTACATGGATAAACGTCTTGGCGACCCCTATGCCATTAAACCCCATCTCCTGGGCGTGCTTAATGATCTGGTATGCCTCGTTGCCATTGTTGATCTTAATGTCTGCGGCAATTCCGCGTGCATGGGTGCCTGGCTTGGCCTTCGCTTTTTCAATGCTGTGGCCTTCTGGATCGCGGTAGCCACTGGTAATGATAAACGGGAACCCGCAAGCATGGCGCAGAGAGTCAAGAGCCCAAAGAAATTCCTCGGACATCTCGTTGTTGCCGGTCTCCTGGCAATCAAAGTCTGACAGCTTAAAATAGCGCATCAGTATGTTCCCTTCCAGACCCTAAACTTGTCAAAGTCGCCAGACAGCATCTTGCGCTTAATAACGTCCTTTTTGGCCTCGTTATCATCCCAGGATAGCCCAGCTTCCTTCATCCACTCTGCGACAATGTGCATAGGGATAGTGCCTACCAGGCGGCTCTCACCAGTCTGGCCTACACCTGCCTCACGCAGCATCCTAGCCTTCTCAATATGGACATCGTTGTCATACGTCTTCTGTACGATGATCCCGGAGTCGGTAGCTTTTACAGATTCCTTGAGTAACATTACTTCTTGCCTCTCTTCTTAACTGGAGCCTTCTTCTTTTTAGCGGCTGACTTGGCTTTCGCTGCAGCGGCCATACCTGACTTTGTGTATGCGTATTTCTTACCGTTGACCATTGGCATGTCTATTTCCTCTTTGCAGTTTTAGCGGCCTTCTTAAAAGCCTTGGCTGTTGGCGCACCTTTTGTACCAGGCTTGCGCATCTTCTCTACCTTCTTGCCGGCAGCCTTCTGTTTCTTTATGCGAGCTCGCTTCTTATGAATGTTGGCGTATAAACTCATATCACTTCCTCGACTTAGCCCCAGAGCACTTCCATCTCTTGCGGCTTAAATTATTGGGGGTGTTGGGGTCGTTCTGCTTAGATTTGGGCAGACCCTTTTTGATGCCTAGAGACCTGGCGCAATAACTATCACCCTTGCTGGTTCCAGGCTTTACCCTAGCGCCGCCTGACTTAGCTTTACCTGCCTGGCCATAGGATACCTTCTTGCCAGATGCGGTTACTTTTACCTTCGCTTTGCCTTTTGCTGGCTTTGCCATAAAAATCTCCAAAAAAAGGGGGCCGGAGCCCCCCTTCTGTACTACATCGATTAGGAAGTCGTGTTATCAGCAATGATACCAGACGCCTTCTCGTTTTTACAAATAAGAGTCAGCTCAGTCAGAACCTGACGACGGCTTGAGTCGCCAGTCTTGGCCAGAGCAGTATTCTTAGTAGGACGGAGCATACCAACTGCCCACATGTCGTTCTGCATGATGAACACGTCACGGCTACGGTTCTCACGAGTAGGAACAAACTCAACAGTTCCCCAAGGAGTAACGTATACAGCCAGAGACTTAACAACCTTCTCGTCACCGGCCTGGACCTGTGAACGCTGGTTGTTGTTACCTGCAAAGCCCAGAGCAACATTCATCTGGAAAGCAGACAGGTAAACTGAGTCAGGCTTGCCGCCCTCTGCCCAGATGCTCTGCATAGTAGCGTCGAAACGCGCCTGAGAGAATGCAACTGGAGTGCCGTCATCGGTACGAGCGTCAGTGCCGTCGCCGGTGGGATCAGCGCCAGAGTTGCCAGTTTCGTTAGTAGAGTTAGTTACCAACCAAGCTGGAGCACCAGCAAGCTCACGAGCAGTAGTGCTGTTACCAGCAACGCGAGCGTTGTTAGCAAACAGAGCTGCTTCGATGTCGAGCTTCTGCTCTTTTGCGATCTTCAGGGTCTGGTACGCCATTTCTGCTGCGCGGCCTGCCTTCTTAACGCCTTCATCAGTGTCAGGAATAGATACCGAATTCTTGAAGATTTGGGTGTAGTTACCCAGGCGAGTAGTAGCAGAACGGGCTTCAGAAGTAGTGTCGTCGCCTTCGATGTGCTTGTTGTCAGCGCTTGAACGGAGAGTATCAGTCTGCCACTCGTGCAGAGTGTTGCTGGCTTTTACTTTCTTACAAGCTGAGTAGAAAGGAGTCTCTTCAGGGCTAATTGAATAAATAACGTCCTGCAGGTCTTCCCGGATGCCTACGCTATCGTAGGTGTCAAAAGTGTTTGATGGCTGTGCCATGATGTATTACCTCAAGTATTTAAGATTAATCCAAGAGCATCATCGATACTCCCGGTGGATTTAAGTTTTGTTCGTCGCTTTTCCAACGCCTTCTTCTTGCTCGGTGTAGGTTTAGACCCAGCCTTCACTGTCCGCGATCTGCGGTTTGCAGGGTTGGCTTTGTCCTCAGCAGCTTTCTTCCCATTCATAATTTCACGGTACTTCATGGCATCATGCAATACTCTGATTGCGCGGTGGTCCATGATCTGACCGATCTCTTCCGGCTGATATCCATAAACCTCGGAACCAATAGTCAGCATCTTTTCGCGTACTGCGGATGCCTTCTTGTCGTCCGAAAACTCTGGAATCTGCTGTTTCAGGGTTTCCATTTCTTGCTGGAGGTAAGCCTGCATAGCGGCCTGCTGCGCCTGGGACTGTTGTTGTGACACAGCCTCAAACTGTTGCATCTGACCGTTATATGCAGCCACGTCGTCATCGTATTTCAGCTTGGCATCCATGTACCCAATAGGGTCGGTGTCAAACAATTCACGCGATGGCGGCTGTGGCGCTTGCTGAACTCCACCAGCTTGTATCTGCTGATACATCTGAGCAATGTTCTGGCGCTCGTTTAAAAGGGCATTGTAAACCTCTTCGGCCTGCTTACGCTGCGCTGCAGCTTCTTGCATACCCCTTTGGACGTACTTCTGACCACTGTATCCTTGCTTGAGCTCATCTAGGGTTACAGCCACTTCCTGTCCGTCTACCTTAACAGTGAATGACTGGCCCTCCTGGGCGGCATCTTCAGTATCTTCGTCGTCCTCGGAATCTTCCGTTTCCTCATCTGACTCATCCTCATCGGATTCATCGTCAGGTTGCCCATCTTCACTCTCACTTTCAGGCTCGCTTTCAAGCAGATCTTCTTGCTCTTCTGCAGGCTCATCCTGTTCGATAATGTTAGCAATGGCTCCCTCAATAGAGCCGTCAAATTCTACTACTTCGGTATCAGTCGTTTCCACGGTGCTGTTCCTCTTTCTTTCTTATCGAATATTGCCTCGTCTGCAAATACAGTGTTGAAGTAATCTTCGATCTTGTCTAGCGCCCTGATTATATCATGCGCATCGTTAATAGCCTCTAATTGAGACTGGCCGTTCAGAAATACACTTACTTGTGCATTCCGAATCTCTTTTATGACTTCCTGATAGGTGTCGTCATTACTCAGCGTCCGTATCTTGGCCGCCTTGTCTTTTATATTCAAAATCTACCGCCAGTTACAGCTTGTGCAGGTGACTCTGCCGGGTATCGTGGCACGTTCTGCATTTGCTTGATTTGGGCAACGTCTACGGCTGTACCGTACTTGCCAAGTATCTCCGCAGCGTTAACCAGGAGGTCTTGGTCCATCTTATCACGTTCTCGGTCATCTGCAGCAATAGCCTTTTGCGCATCAATCTGCAGCTTCGCCATGTCGGTCTGAGACTTAGCCTCGGCCTTCATCTGCTCTGCCTGGAGGTAAGCGGTTGCCTGGTCCATTTGTGGCTGCTGCTCCTGGCCTTGCTGCTGCTGTGCTAGTAGCGCCTGCTCTTGCTCTGGATTCATCGGCGTAAAGTACCTGTCAGCGTTTCTAACGCCGTTTAGCGCTAGCATGTCTGCCAGGGTATTGCGTATCTGTGTCATCGTCACAAGGCCATTCCCTGGGCCGTATGCCTGGAATATCTGCATCTGCATTTGCAGGGCTTGAGTCAGGGCAGCGTTACGCTGATCTTCCCGGCCAGTACCCAGGCCAACATTGACAGAGGTATCCATCTTCTTGTTCCAGGATCGCGGATCGACGGGGATATAGTCCTCGCCACTAATGCGCATAATCTTTTCTTCATCGCAGTTCTCGATCACCAGCTTCAGCATCAGCTTAAACATATGCCGAACACCGCCTTCTGCCAGGTTGCGAGCCATGACTTCAATCTGACCTGCAGCTCCCTGCATAGTAGCCTGGACCGCAGTTGCAGTAGTTGCCTGCAGCGCATCTGGATTAAGCCCTAAACTGGCCTTTGAGATGCCTACTTTCTGCTCAATAGTCGTGTCATAGTATTCGATAGCCGCTAGCGTTTGATTAGCTACAAATGGCACTGAAAGGGGCTGTATTGCCCCTCCCTGACGTACCCGAACGATACCGCCGATCTCATTGTTCAGCATGTCGTCCATATTGACCGCGCCATCAATAACCTCGGTGCGGGGGTGGTTAGTCAGCGCCACGTTGTCCAGCACGCCACGGATCATCATGGTAGCTGCGTC